GAGGAGGAAGAAGCCGAGCCAGATGTGAATACAGGCAATATCAACTCTATAAGAGTAGGGGATACTACTATAACCTTTGGAAGTGGTAGCGATACCTCTATATATAACAAGAATTTAAGAAGTCATCAAGCTAATTTAGATACTGTTGTTTTAGATTATGAATCCCAACTGAAGAAATTTCGGAGGTTAGTATGGTGATAAAAATTGGTTTTACAAGAAAACTCTTTAAATCATTAATGTATAAAGACAGAATGGAAGTTTATCGGTTAGGTTTAACTATGGGGGAGGACTTTACTGTATCAAATGAACAATCCGTTCAGCCTATTTATACAAAAATTCCTTGTAAAATTAGTTTGAATTATCAAGATTTACCGGAAGAAGATTCATTATTAATAAACCCAACAAATCAGCATATTGGAATTTTTTGTGATCCTTCCTATGATATTCGTAAAGGTGATAAGATTAAAGCTTATGTACTAGACGATCATGGAAATGTATTAGATATACAGATTATGCTGGTAGACCTGAAAAGCATACTTCCCATCAGCAGTTCGCTCTTGTAAATAGGGAGTTTGCCTAATGTCTATAAAATTTGATCATAAAGATTTTGACAAGTTTTTAAAAAATTTTGAGAACCTAGAAAAAGATTATGATTTATTTTGTCGTCAGTTTCTTTTAAAAGAGGCCATGAAGGTATTAGCTGACACAAAAGCACTAACTCCAGTTAAGACAGGGGATTTAAGAAATCGCTGGGAATTAACTCAAGTTTTTAAAACTGCTAAAGGTTATTATATTCAAATTTTCAATTCACTAGAATATGCGTCATATGTGGAAGATGGGCATAGGCAACAAGTCGGTAGATTTGTTCCTGGAATTTTTGTTGGTGGGAAGTTTGTTTATACAAAAGGAGCTAAATCAGGAATAGTATTAAAAAAGCCTTTTGTAAATGGTTTTCATATGTGCCGGATCGCAATTGATAGATATGATGATACAATTAAAGCCAACTTTGAAGCTGCATTTAAAGCATTTTATAAAGGAAAAGGATTATGATTATACCAATTAAAGGCGATTTCATTATTAGTGCAATGGCAAAAAATATTGCAAATCGGTTAAAAAATGATTCTGTAGACCCACCAATAATTCCAACTATTTTTAAAAATAAGATAATGGAAGGTGCAGTAGAGCCCTTTTTCGTATTATCTGTAATTGATGTAACACAAGAAAATGGGATGACTGCTTCGGCTTGGAGAACATATCGAATGAAAGTCGAATATTATTTAGAAGAATCCGATTATGGTAGGCATAGTGAATATCGTGATATGGCTGAAAAATTGTTTGGTATTCTAAGAATAATCGACATTCCAGATAAACAAGATGGCGATGAAGTAGTAACAAGAAAAGCAAAGGCAAGTAAGATGAATTATCAAATTATTGAAAATGTCTTACAGTTCTTTGTTAATTATAAAATTAAGGCAAAACTTATTTTGCCTGAAGAACCTAAAATGCAAGTTTTGGAAATTCAACGAATGGAGGATGAAGAATAATGGCAGGTGGAACTTTTGAAGCTATGAATAAAGTTCGTCCGGGTGCTTATATTAATTTTCAAAGTGCATCTCAGCCTTTGAATATGGTAGGCGATCGTGGAATTGCTACATTACCAATTCAAATGAACTTTGGCGCTAATGATGTATTAATTAGTTTAACTCCAGAACAACTTTTAGATGGCTCCTGTGAAAGTATTATTGGCTGTAATATTATGGATGAAGAATCTTTAATATATCAGCAAGTTTTAACAGATTGTTCTAAAGTTTTGCTTTTCCGTATGGATACTGGAGGCACTAAAGCAAAACTTATTTTAAACAATCTTACGGCTACTGCGAAATATGCAGGTGTTGGCGGAAATAAAATTGCCGTTTCCGTGGTTGAAAATGGGTCTGCATTCGATGTTATTACTACTTTTAATGGAATTGTTAAGGATACACAGACAGGGACTACTGTAGGCGATATCGAAAATAATGATTTTGTTGATTTTAGTGGTACAAGTTCAGCATCTTTAACAGCTGATGCGGGCGGGGAATTGGAAGATGGCACAAATGGAACTGTAGTTAATTCTAATTATACTCGTTATTTTGAATTGCTGAAAACTGCAAAATGGAATACAATGGGTATCCCACTCGAAACATCAACTGAAATACACGCTCAAGTAAAATCCTTTATCAGTTATATGAGAGAAACAACCGGAACGAAAGTTCAGGCCGTTTTAAATAATATTGATGCGGATACAGAGGGCATTATTTCTACTCTTAATCAAGGTTATATATCCGCTCAGTATGAGATTACAGTTCCTATTTTTGTGGCTCGTGTAACTGGT